CCATCGTTTAAGAGCTGCTTTAGCGCGTTCGCCGTCTTTGGCGTTGGCCGCTACAGCGCCCATTCTTGCACAAAATGAATCTTTACGGCCTTGGTCTGCCTTGGTCTTAGGGTTCGGTGCTGGCGCTTTAAGGTTAGAACCCGTTGCCGCATTGTACTTCTCGCGGCCTTTGGCAGTCAAACCAGCGCCCTTAGACGTGGGTAATTTCTCGCCGCGACCTACTGACAGTGATACTTTTTTCATGATCCCATCCATGATGCGTTGACTCCGTTACCCTGCGCGTTCACGCGGCGGGTTGGCTCAACATATTGACGATGTGCTACAGGAAAAGCAAATGTAACAGCAATTGCGTCGGCTGCATCAGGGGATGCTAGCCCACGCGACTTCATGTCTTTCTTGCTCTCCAAGAAAATTGTTCCACGTGAATCAGGCTTCATCATAGGCGAAATTAAATCAGTTTTCAAGAACCGATCATTAGGAATGGCGGCGGTTTTCAGCCACTCCCGCATGTCACCCCACATTTGCGCGCGCATATTGCCGTACATAACTGGGTTCTTCGCCTTGTTTCCAAAGTTCACACCCTTGATCTTGTACCGCTGCTCTTTGAGCCTGTCCACAATGCCGGCACCCAAGCCGCCTTCGTCGATCACCACCAACGTAGGCTTAAATTCTTCAATAGCTTCAATCACATGCCCCACCACCGTCATAGTGTCGTCCCCTCTGTGGCGCATGATCTTCACAATATCGCGCCCCTGCCGCACCGCGATGACCGTAGCATCCGCGCCAAACCGTGCAGGGTCTACACCGATCACAATAGGCGCGCTCAACTCTTGGTACTTGATACGTTTCATGGCGTCGTCCACTATGTCAGCCCCAATGAACTGGTCATCGCCCGCGTTGGGGAACTGACCGTACACCTCAACGTGCGCCTGCGCCGAGTCTGGCCCATATTCATCAATGATGCGCTGATAAACCGCTTTGTCAGTGCCCTCGACCGTGCGCGCGTCCACCACACGGGTGCGCCAAAACTCACGCTTGCTGTTAAACGCTTCGTAGAAGTACCCCGTGTTGCGACGCGGGTTACTAAAAGCCATCCAAAAACGATTTGGCGTGTTTTCTGTAAAGAAACCACCCGTCACCGCCCAGATTGAGTCGTCAATACCAGACGCTTCGTCAAATACCACCAGCACACCGTCAAAGTTGTGCACACCAGCGTAAGCGTCGGGGTTTTCCGCTGACCATAAGCGTCCCTCGACGCCCCAGTAGCGTGTGCCTTTCTTCAAATCGCGCTCGACCAGCTCAGTCAGCCACTTTGCCGGCATGACTCTGGTGGCACTGACTTCAAACCAGTGCGAGTTAATTGACATTGCCAGCCATTTTGTGATCTCGGCCCAAGTGATACTGCGGAGTTGGCTTTCTGAGTTGGCCGATATGATGGTCGTCGAACCAATTCTTGTCGCCGCCATCCATATAGTTATCCAACTGACCAGCGCCGACTTGCCAATACCACGGCCAGACGAGATAGCTTCTTGCAATACGCCAAAGTCCAGCTTATTTTGGTTTAGTTTGATGTGCTCTGCAATATCTAGCAGCACCTCGCGCTGCCATTTGCGCGGGCCTTGGAAGTGTTCCAGTGGTGTGCCCTTGACACCCCAAGGAAACGCAAACATTACAAACGCCAGCGGGTTGTCCTTGATGGCCGGACTCCAAAGCCTGGCCATCAGTTCCTGTTCGTCTTCAGCGCTGTAGATGGTGTTCTGCATTAACGCCCTAAGTTAATTTTAATGGGCCTGCCTGTGCTTGGGGGCATTTTTTCACCCGCATAACCGCGAAGTAATCCATAAGGCCCAGACGCGGCGTAATCAATTGTTTGACCTTCTTGCGGCGGGTTAAAGTCATACATATCTTGAACAATTAAATTGCCATCGGCGTCGCGGGCATATTTAAACTGACCTAATGTGGTTTGTACGTTTCCAAATGCGTCGCCCATAGACATTAGCCCTGGCATTATGCTACTTACAGGCATTCCACCACTAGCCCGTCTTCTTTGGGCTAAATCATAGTAGTCTGGGTATTTAACGGAACCAGCGTCGCTCCCTTGTTTTTGGTTAAGGATAAGTTGACGTATAACGTCTAACTCTTCAGGAGAAAAATTACTTTCCGTTATCGGGTCACGGTTGCCTTGCGCGGTTTCTAATAAAGTGCGCGCATTTGTTGGAAACATGTTTGCAGGCAAGCGTTGCGCTACAAAGTCAATTAGCTTGTTGACGCCGGTCATTTGCGGGGCAAGTTTATTTGGCTGTGGCATATTGCTCCACCTTGTTTTCTAGTGTTGGGCTGGGCTCATTAGCGATTACATCAATAACCCGCGACTCCGCTTGACGCAACGCGCCGATGATGCTGATGCGCTGATCAACGTCTATGCTGATGGACTGCTTGGCCACCCAGCCGTGTGAGTGTTGCAGGATCGCTAGCGCCGCCTTGGCGTCGCCTTCATGTGCGGCCTTGTGCAAACACTTGGACATCTCCAACTCGCCGTCAGCTTTGCCCTTGAGCGCCGCCATGTCCGCTACGGGGTCTAGCTCGCACAGTTGCCTGTATTCTGTTGGCAACATGCCGGAGGCCAGCGCCAATGCGTCGCCTTTGAGGCCGAGCTTGGCGGCGTCGTAGATTTTATTTAACCGTGCTTCGGTTGCAACAACCTTGCGCGGCTCAAATGGAAGACTGTAAAACATGTGCCCGAATATACCAAACGTGGGTCATGTGGGCAATTTAAAAAATAAAAAAAAATTGTTTGTAAACCCTTCGTCACCGTGACCCAGCCGCCGCCGGCCCTACCCCCACCCCCTAAGTTAGTGAGCACTTACTTACAGCCACTAAGTTAGTGAGTGCTAACTTACATCCACAAGTTAGTGGTTACTAACTTAAGCGAAGTTAGCACTCACTAACTTAGCTAAGTTAGTAAGTACTAACATGACATGTTAGTGAGTGTTAACTAACATCGACCTGGCGCCATGTGGCCATAAGTTAGTGGTTACTAACATGTGGGCGTTTTGGGTACGTGTGGACATTGTGGACAATGTGGGCAAGGTTTTGGCGTTTCACAGTCGCTGGCCAAACCATATACTTACACATACCTTACACTTGATTCCATAGCAATACAAAAACCCATTGTCCACATTGTCCACAAAGTAGGTTTTTAGCTCGTAAACCATGTGGGCAAACTACACGTTTTTATGTTGTCCACACACACGCCCACATTGTCCACATATTAGGGTAAACACCTAGAAAATAACTCTTGACAAGTGTAAGGAATTTCCTTACAATTAAATCTTTACAAACCACAAACGAAAGGCAACACCGAAATGCAAACTCTTAAATTTAACACCGGCCGCGATTACACCAAATACGGCCAACGCATCGCGGCCATGCAATTGGACAATGGCCACGTCATCATGGTAGATATTGACCGGCACGTTGATATCTTATTTCCTTTGGGCGTAGAGCTCACACAAACCGACATCATGCAAGCATACGACCATGGCTGGCAAAAATTCCCTTACGATATCGACATGACATATGCCGATTATTACGTGTTGACCGAGCAGCTGCGCGAGCTGGCCAACACTTGGACAAATAACTCAATCAACTAAACGAAAGTACATCATGACAAAATCAGAGACACGCGAATTGTTAAAAATTATCGGTTACCTTGACGAATCTAATCTGCGCGGGTTGGCCGCGCGCAGCCTGGCCACCTTGATCCGCAGCACACGCGGCCGTAACACCCGCGCCGAATTGATCGATTTTGCCCTCGCAAACCGGTTACATGAGCGGATCGAATTCAAGGTATAACCACACCGGCCGGCCAGGCGCGCAGCCTGGCCACAAAATAAACTCAACTAAACGAAAGTAAAACCATGCAAGTACATATGACAATGAAAAGCGCGAACGTTAAAACCGGCCCCATACCGGTTAGCACCACCGAGCAAGCCAGCTGCCCCGACGAATGCAGCATGAAAAAAGAGTGTTACGCGAAAAGCGGCCCGCTCGCATTGCACTGGGCCGCTGTCAGTGCCGGCACACGCGGCACATCATGGGGTCAATTCTGCGAAACCGTGGCCGCATTACCGGCCGGCCAGCTGTGGCGCCACAATCAAGCGGGTGATTTACCCCAAGTTGACGGGTCAATCGACGCGGTAAAGCTCGGCCAGTTAGTGGCCGCGAATGCTGGCCGGCGCGGGTTTACATATAGTCATCATCGCGACGCGGCCAGCATCGCATGGATCCGGCACGCGAATCAATGGGGTTTCACTGTAAACCTATCGGCCAATGATTTAAACGACGCCGACACGCTGGCCGATCATGCGGCCGGCCCCGTCGTCGTCGTTTTACCGTCTACCACCACGGCCAATACGGTTACACCGGCCGGCCGGCCCGTGGTTATATGTCCGGCCACACAGCGCGACGACGTGAGCTGTGCCACGTGCCAGCTGTGCCAGCGTCAACGCACGGCTATTGTCGGTTTTCCGGCCCACGGCACGCGTAAGCGGGTTATAGATATCAAACTGGCCGCGTAAGGGTAAACCATGCAAAATAATATTTTCCCAAAATTCGACACGCATGCGGCCGTTGGTTGTTTCCATTGCGACGCGCCGATCGGCCACGAAAAACCTATAAATTATGGTTTTCCGGCCGGTGCCTATGGCATGTGGTGTGACATATGCAAGTTGCGCACGTATTACGACACGCCCGACACGTCGGTTAAATTTGATAAAAAAGGTGACTCGCTGCCGGCCACGTGCGATTGTGGGTGTACGGTGCCGCGCGACCTATGGGACAGTAGCGACGGATGGCCGCGCTGCCCACAGTGCCAATATATTTAATGCTCGACTGTATGCGGCCACACCGGCCGCATGCGGGCGCGTATTTGCGTCGATTAACTAACCGAAAGTAAACCATGGCATACACACTGAAGAGATCAATCA